TGCGGACGTCGGCGAGGTAGTCCACGCCATCGACCATGTAGATGAAGTTCATCGGGTCGATCTCGCGGACCTTGACGCCGTTGACCCAGGTCGCCCAGTAGCGGACGGCGTACTCGCCGGAGCCGTTGGACGGGGACGCGGGGGCGATGTTGCCCACATTGTGGGTCTTGGGGAGAATCACCATGACGTGCTTCTCCGGCTGCGCGCTGATGGTGTTGCTGACGGGATCCTCTTCCTGCTGCGCGACACGCAGGTCGATGGTGTGACGGCGCGGCTCACTCAGGCGAACACTCGCCGGGGTGGTGGTCCGGAAGTTCAGCGTCAGGGTCATGGTATCCACATGGCCCTTGATGATGGCCTCCACGTTGCCCGCGATGCCGGCGCCGCTGATGCTCTGCGTGAGGTTGGTCAGAGTGGGCATGCCGACAGAGGCCATGCCCATGTACTCGATGCCGTCCTCATAGATGGCGAAATTGATGTTGCTCTGATCCATGATTCATTGTCCTCCTTTACGCGGAAAGGGCGCTCTCCACATAGGAGGCGTCGTATTCCAGAGTGAAGTCGATCTCCTGCGCGGGGCTGGGCGGGGTCATGTAGACATGGAGAGAGATCTTCCCGGCCATGAGGTCGGTCAGCGGGTTCTCCGCGTCCAGCATCTCCACCCTGGCGCCCAGCAGGTAGCCGCGGCCCACAAGACCGTTGAGCCAGATGTTGGCGCTGTCGAGGATGGTGTCGATGAGGCGGCGGTTCATCGGGTTGTCGAGCTTGCCCCAGAAGGTCTTGATCAGGCTGTTGCCCACGAAGTCGAACATCCGGGCGATGGGGATCAGGTAATCCTTCACGTCGGTGTTGGCGGGATAGCAGCCGGTCACGTTGCCCCACGCCTTCCAGCCGCCGATGAAGTTCAGGAAGGTGTTGATGCCCGCCGCGTTGAGGATGTTGGCCTGAGCCAGCGTCAGGATGATCTCGGTGCCGTCGCTGGTGCAGAGGCCGTCCATGGAGACCGTCTTGTTGGACGGGCTCTCATAGGGAACTCCGCTGTTGCTGGTGTCGGTCATGGCGATGCGGCCAGCCTCCAGGGTGGAGCCGTGGAAGATCAGGTCGCCCAGCTTGCCGCAGGGCCAGCAGATGATCTCGGTCTCATCGAAGCTGCCACCGTTCTTCGCGGTGACGGCGGCGGTGTAGGACGCGGCCTCGATGTCCACGATGGCGCGGCCCTTGAAGATGCCGTTGATCGCTCCGGCCTTCGCAGCCATGGCGGCGGCGACGGTGCTCTCCTGGGAGAAGCCAGGGGCGACGATCAGGTCCGGGATGATGCCGAACATGGCCATGCACAGGTCGATCTTGTCAACCGCGGCAGCGGCGTCGGCAGCGGAGGGACGGGTCAGATAGTAGGCGGTCACGTTGTCCGTGCCGGAAGCAGGCGCGTTGACGAGCGTCACCTTGCCGGTGGCCGCGTCATAGGACGCGATCTCGACCGCAGTGCCGCTCACGGTGACCTTCTGCACCGTCTTGGGCTTGGCGGTGATGGTGAACTCCTTGAGGGAGCCGGTGCCGCTGAACGCCTGCGTCGCGATGGTCTCCGTCAGGGGCAGAAAGATGACGGGCTGCTGGGCGCAGAGCTTGAAGTGGTGGTACATGAACTCGCTGATGCCGTAGTCGATCCAGTTGTCGGAGTAGCCGAGCTGCTCCTCGGCCTCGGCGTAGGACGTAGCCAGCACAGGAGTCAGGGCGGTGGCCCTGGTATCAGCGTCAGCGAGAGAGAGGGGCGCGACGGCGATCACAAAGGGGATGCCGGAAGTCGCCTGATTCGGAGTGCTGACGCCGGTGGCGGCTTCGGTAACATAGACGCCATGATTTGCCATAGTAGGTATTCCTCCTTCTTACTTCTTCCGGAGGGCGCGGTACTTCTTGTACAGCTCCTCTCCGGGCGTCTTGACTTTGATGCGGTCCTCCGGCAGGGTCAGGCCATCCACCACCAGATCGGCGATACCGGGCTTCTTCTCCACGGCAAGCGCCAGCTCAGGCAGTTTCAGGGCGTCGTCCCTGCCAGCGGGGTAAATGGTCATCGTCTGGATTACGCCCGCCAGACTCGGGCCGAGATAAACGGAAAAGCCGGCGCTCTTCGCGTCGGCCTTCTCCGCCTTGGGGGCTTTCACAGCCATTGGCGTACCTCTCTTTCGATTGACGGCACCCTCCAGTTGGTGACCATTTCACCGACGAAATAGGGTGCCGTGTCATCGGGATAGACCAGGCACTCGACGCCGGCTTCCATGTCCAGCTGAAAGCGGTTGCCGATGATGGTGGTGCGGAGTAGCGCGATGCGCATTCTCTCCATGAGGTTCAGCAGCATCAAGCCGCCCTCCTGTTCATCTGCCGAATACACGCAGCAGATACTTCTCACGACGGCGCTGGCCCTGGGCTTCTGGCCGGTGGGCTGCTCGTCCTTGGCGGTTATCAGCTGGTGCAGGACGTAGGGGGCCTTTTTCGTGGCCGAGGTAGAATCGGGCAGGCGCATGAGATAAACATCAGCGGCGCGGTAGGTCTGTTCCGTGTCGCCTTTCTGCATGCGCACCGGCATGATGAGCTCCTTGATCGCTTCCTGCGTAAAGGATTTCAGCGCGACCATGAACTCCACTCGCCCGGAGGCGAAATCAATCTCTGCCATGCTTAACCTCCCCAGCCGTTGAGCAGGCGAAGGATCTCATGGTCCGCCCTCTGCTCAAAGGTCTCCTGTATCGTCTTGTCCATCTGTTCGACCACCTTTTCGTTCTGCATCATGTGTCCGGTGGACGGGCCGAACTTCTGCTCCACTGGAAATCTCGGAGCGCCCACGCGCTCAAAGACGGCGATCGGGCCGAACACTCTCGCAGCGAAAGCGTGCTGCAGCGTGGCCGCGCCGCCGTTGCGCATGACCTGGGTGGTCAGAGCGCCGTCCCTGGAATACCGGGTGTTGAAGCTCAGCAGCGGGAGGACGTTCCCGGCAAAGGAAATGCTCAACGACGCCACGCCGCCCATGCTGTTTCCTCCGGTGATCCGGGTCTTCTCCTTGACGTTGCTCATAAAGGTGGATTTGGTGATTGCGTACTCGGCAGCGGCGAACTGCCCGGCCTTGGTCTTTGCCGTTTCCCCGGCGCGCTTCATGGCGTTGTATGCCGCCTTGTACGCGCCTCCGGGGATGCCTGCCAGAATCTTGTTGATCCTGTCGATTGTGCCCTTGTTGGCCTCGTCGATGCTGATGGTGCTCATTCGTCGATCCCCTCCAGCTCACAGCGGATCATGCCCATCTCCACGACGCTGGACGCAACGTAGAACTCCCGGAAGAAGCCCTCGCCGCCCTCGGCGTCGTTGATCTTGATGCGGGTTCCTTTCTCCGGCTGATTGCCGCCGAGGTCCGACAGAGCACAGTGCAGGACGGAGGTCACAAGGTAAAGCCCCTGGGCGTGATCGCTCACGATCTGCCTGCGGTCCTTCTCCTTGAGCCCGGTGAGCACGATCGGAATATCCGTGTAGGTCTCGCCGTCGTAGATGATGGTCCGCTTCTCGGCGAACTCGTCCACATTAAGGAACACGTCATGCACGTCGGCGGCGATCACGTCTTTCAGGCTCATACCTCCGGCACCTCCGCTCCCAGCTCCGGGGGCTTCTCGCCGTCGATGGAGTAGTAGTCCATGATCAACTTCACCAGCGCGGCCTTGTTCGCCTTCTTCGGCAGTTCAAGGTCCAGCTCCGTGATGATGGTCTCCAACTCCTTGTTGGTTTTGAGCATCAGATCGTCCTCGGTGTAGGGCGACGGATATTCCACGTTCTCGTCCTCTCCGTCGCCCTCGATGACGGGGGCGTACTCTGCCGGGTCGATACCCGCCTCATCGTCCCCAGGCGCGACAGGGGCAGTTATAACCGCCTCCTCGCACCCGGGAACGAGCTCGGCGACGCCGAGGGACACAAGGCGCTTCGCCTCGTCCTCCGGGACGTCGATTTCCGCGCCGCGGAGCACCAGCTTCACGCCTTTGGCGGTGTGCAGGCCGTAGCCGCCGCTCTTGATGATGACTTTCATAGGGCTGCTCCTTTCTGCCTGCGCGTCAGGAAATGGCGTTGGCAGCGTAGATGTACGGGCAGTACACCTTGGGCGCGGCCAGGGGCCGGGAGGCCAGACGCAGCTTGCGGGTGTCGTTGTTCTGGTCCACGACCAGCTTGGGGACGCGCTTGGCGACGTGGGTGGCGAACTCCGTGGAGCCGTAGTCAATCTGCGTGATCTGGCCGTACATCAGATGGCCGCAGGCGGGGGCGGTGACCATGGCGGACTTGGCCGGGAACATGGTGGCCTCCTGGTTGCTGTCGTCGGTGTAGGTTTCGTCAACGGAGAAGACGTTCAGGCGGAAGCCGCCGAAGTTCAGCTGGCCCATGTAGACCACGCCCTCGTAGCCGGTCAGAGTCTCGTTAATGGAGCCCACGGCCACGTTGGAGTAGGTCTTCAGCATCTCGCGAAGCTCGGTGTCCTTCAGCAGCGTGTCGGCGGCGTCGGTGCCGAGGATGAGGTCGGCGGCGGGCAGGCCGCGCTTGCTCAGCATCCGGCACATGGCGATGATG